TATCCGTGAGCTGCACACCGTCCGAAACCACCTGTATCAGTTTCAGGATCATCGACGGTGAATCGGTTAGATTAATTCCATCGCTCCCGGATGCTGGCATTTTCAAGATCGACGATTGAGCATCTGTCAAGTTCACTCCATCGCTCGCCAGACCGGCCATTTGAAGGATTGCGGAAAGCGTGTCCGTTAGATTGAATCCGTCAGATGCGGAAAGATTCCAGATCGTGAATACACTGACTTGTAATGGAACAGGATTGGTAATGAATGCCCTTGAAGGCTGATTCCCGAATACGATATTTCCCAGAGCAAGAGGATTTGTTCCGAGTATCTTACCCTGTATTGATTGCGGATCACCTCGAAGTACTGACACTCTACTGTCCCTGAAGGATCGCTGAGCGACCTGTGCGCGTCCCGTCTGCTGATACAAAGCTCACACGGACTGGATACAATATTCCTTGCTCGGCAATCGTAACGTCCAGAGAATACCATCCGTTCGGACCCGTTACCCCCTGATCTACTATCACGGGTGCCGACCGTGGAGAGCCAGGGTCATTCTGTAGCATCGGATATCCGCTCTCGTTTGTTATCTCTGCCTCTATGGTAGCGCCGACAAGCGGAACTCCCGTTATTGAGTCTGCGATCTGTCCCGATAGAGTAATCTTGTCCCAATTGCTCATCTGACCGAAAAAACTGAGAGGATTGGTAGGCAGAACTGGTGTTGGTGCGGGCTGAATAAATGCCACCTTTAGGTGTCCCTCCAGAAAACGATCTTCGGTGTGCAAGATCCCGCAACGCTGAGAGTCCATCCGATGAAGAGTCCCGCCGCTGCCGTAGTATCCACAGTTCCCGCAGTCCCTCCGAATGCTTGCGAATGTGAGTTTCCTGCTGTCGCCGCTGTCCCAGTTCCTACAAAAAGCCCTCCTGCCATCGCTGTCGATTGAGTAGCGGCACTCGCGTCTACCTTTCGGAAGTTCAAGACCGCGTGCATAAACCATGAAACACCTGATAAGTTGATCGGGACCGTCTGCGTAACGCTCGCTCCGAAAGTTACACCGCCCGTGGTTGTTCCGTATCGCGGAGTTATGATCAGGGTACCGCTGGCACCAGTCGAATAGATTCCCGTTGCGATCAGCTCAAAGGTCTGACCGCTTCTCGCATAGTTGGCGGGTATAGGAGTGAAGTTTGCCACGCTCCAAAGTCCCGTCTCGGAGGTTGATGTAACGGCTGTCAGATCGACGGGGTTAGGATCAACAAGAGATGAGCCCGTGAATGGTCCACGCACCATTTTGAAAGGATATGGCGTCCCGCGATTCCCCTCGATGCGATTTCGTAGCCACGCTCCAAGCTCATCGTGCTTGAGTCGGCTTTCCTCCTGTATCATCTTCATGATCGGGAGGGCAGAAGTCGCCTCGAATCCAGATACGATACGTGCCATGCACTCACTCTGCGGTTCCTCGATCTTTCCGATCAGGTTGCACGCGAAAGCGCGGCACCGCTGTCGACTCTTCTTGGTTAGAGTTGTCATACCTTCCCCCTTCTTCGTTCGATTCGGTCAAGCGTGATGGAATATTCAGCGAGTTTGCATCTCCCTATGATCTCGTGATGATTGGAAGTCATAGGCGACTGGTGCCAGTATCCGCCGAGCCTTCGCGTGCGGGCCGCAGAGGACAGGACCGCGCTCCGATTGTTTCCAGTGATCGTAACGGTAGGACCAAGATAATCGTGCATTTCCAGTGCATGAGATATTCCAATAGGTGTCATGCCGCCCTCCGTTCTTCTTGCTCGGCCGTAAGATTCCACAACGGCGCGTAATTGCATCTGCAATTGTATGAGTGATACTCAGGATCCGCAAGTAGCTCATGGATGGTGTAGATTCTATGATTGCGCTCCCGATGCGAGTCACGGACACGCGCATCGTTCGAAGTCAACCACTCCACGTAAGACGCATCTGCTTGCTGGTAACTGGCAACACAAACAGACCTGTTGAACTTGCTGAATTGATCCCGCGCGAAAAACCGCGCCCGCCCGTCCGCCGTCTCTCTCACCTTCTGGACAAGATCGGTGATGTCCATTTCCTTTGACTCGCCCTCGGCCCACAACGTCAGCCGCGCAAGGAAGGTCCGCTTGAGATCATCCTCCTCCCCTTGCATCCGCTTCACGGCATCGTCGAGATACAACTCCCGAATGTAGCGTATCCGCTGGCCGAACACTTCCTGAGACGGAAGGGACATCAACCGATCTTTCAGCGTAGGCGATCCATGCTCTACTAGGTCCGATATGATCCGCCGCGTCTCTGACACAAGCTGCGCGTTCAATCTTGCACGAAGTCTCTCCGCGTCTATACCGCGCGCCCCGACCAATTCCTGCAATCGGTGGAGCACGGCATACGGACCTTGCGTAGCGTGTATCCCGAGGTCCTCGAATAATTCCTTGTATTCAGCGGCCAGCGTGCGGGACATCAAGTCCTCTCGTCTGAGAGATGGTTGGGGAACTCTACGACTTCTAAAGAGCTCTCGCCCTTTCATCGTTTCATTCCCCTACCATTCCCCGCTCCCGTGCCCTGGTTTTCTCTACAGCGTAGGCTCGCTTGCCTTTCATGGGTTTCTCCGTGATATTGGCTTTCAATTCTTGCTATCGCTCCCGATATATTTCATGACCTGCTCGCCGATCTTGCCCGCGTTCAGTATCGAGGCCAGTCCTGGTGGAGCCTGCCCGATCAACTTCTCCACCAGCCCGCCCGTCTGTAGAACGCTCTGGTAGTCGGGCGCGCTCATGCTCTCAGGTATCGAAGTCAAGCGGTCCATCACGTCCTTCGGCAGCTCGATATCCTCGAAGAACTTCAAAGTTATCTTAAGCGCCACGTCCACAGGAATATCGGACGATACAAGTTTCTGCATCATGTCCGCAAACTTCCCGCCGCTCTCTGCCTTCTCCTCATTGCTCTGCACGCTCGGCGGATTGAATGACAGCGCAAGGCTGTTCAGCTTCTTCGCGCCAAGTGGTGTAGCAAAATACTCAGGACCGAAACACGAATATGCCAGCATTCGGCAGAAGTTCCGATACTGCGGCCGCACCGTGATACCTATCTTGATCACGCTCTCGGCCTGCTTCAACAGCACGTCCGCCTCGTTTGAATCCGCGAGCCCCTTCGGCTGATCCGCGAATATCACGGACATCGGTATCCCGCTTCTCGCTCCAATGTCCACCATCACCAGCTTCACCAGTGCATCGACGTTCTCGAAATGTCGCTCAACAACCTTCACCTCTCCCGCGCTTGAAATCGTCACGGGATGCACCATGCTCCACGCCTTCATCACCTCATCGTTGTGCTCAAACAGCCACTTGGCCGCTTCCATGCCGTTCTGAGCCATGAGTCCGTCAATCGGTATCTGGTGAAACAGGAGAGACATTTGCTGGAAGATGATGGTCAGAGCTGCCATCATGATCTGGTAGGACAGCACGGAAGGAATGTAGCCCTCGAAGTCACTCACTCCCCATCCGATCTGCGGGAGCATACCCCAGTACGGCAGCATCTTCGGCCGAACAATCGCGCTACGCTCCGTCGCTACCTTCACCCCGCCTATCGGTATGTAGTAGTGGCTTGGCGTCAGGTAATCACGCGCGGTCACATTCCAGTTCGGAACAATTACGCAATTCCAGCGGTCAGTGGTGACGAAGTAGTCTATACAGTCCTTGGTGATCCATCCGCCCTTGAGGAGATCGGACATGGATAGCTCAAGGGTATGGACGGTATCCTGCTTTAATCTCGGATATGCGACAGCCCCGCCGTAGATCAATCCATCCCGCAGAGAATCGGCTATCGCTACTCCGAATTGCCTCTGCTCCCCGTAGTCGTGCATTTCCTTGAACTCATCGGGTGTCCATCCTTCCCCCTCGAAAGTGTAGCCGTTCAGTAACGGACCTTTCGCCTTCTTGTCGATAATGATCGCGGGAATCCCCCCGCTTGCGTAGTACGCTGTTGCCTCCTGCGGGCTCATGCTCACGGGAATGTATGCGTAGTTCCGCGTCCCTGGATCGTCACGACTCCCTATTCCCGACGCGGGATTCCAGAATCCGTCATGGACGTGTTTTGTGAAGTCTCCGAGCGTCTGAAATGAATCGCCAACTTCGGCACGCTTCTCAAGCGTGGTCGCGTACATTATCTCTTTGATTTCGTTTATGTCGTCCATCGAATGGACGGCTTCTGTTTCCTCAGCGTCAGCTACTACCTTCTCCGGGTGTGGTCTCGCCCTGTTGATCACCTTGTACACTTTCTGAATCCACGGCTCCCTCGCCTTCTGTTCCAGCGTCAGAAAATCCGACGATGTTTCCATGTTCCCCTCCCGCGATAAGAGCCTGCATCCGTGCTACCTCTTCGGGTGTAGGCATCGGATACATCGGGCGCAGTTCGGTCAGGATCTTGTCCGTGATCGACGTGTACTCTTCCTTGAGCCCGTGGCGTACTATAACAGATTCCGCCGCAAGTACAAATACCTCAAGGTTGAGGATTTTCGTCACGGCAAGGTCCGCGCGCGCCTGTATTTGAATCTCGGTCATGTCAGTGATATTCTTGCGGGCTTTGTAGCCCGACTGCGGACAAGCCATAATACAGAGCATGTCCCGCCGTAGCGCGTCCTGGTGATTCTTGACCGTGGCCAGCGGCAAGCCTTCGGGCTTCGGCAACACCAGCTCCCGCCACGCCCGCTTGAACCATGACGGCTGTTTCAATTGCAATTTCTGG